CTCTATAAAGGTGCCAGCAGATTTCTCTGTACGTGCCACGCCTATATTTGCATCAGAATGGTTGGTGATCATTGAGTCAGCCACACAGAAAGACCAATATCACCTCGACTTGGAACAAGAAACGTGGGTAAGATATGTCTAAGCCAGTACGGAATCCCTTAGCTGGCCCTAACCGACGTGTGAACGTGCCAAAGGTAGAACCTGATCGCACAAAGTATCGTCGGAAACCAAAACACAAACGGAGGATTGAAGAATGAAAATTGGTGATCGCGTTAAAATCGTTTCGAGCCCATACGTGGCAGAAGAGCTGCAACCGGGTAAGACTGGGCGTATCGTAGCTTTGGATTACAGTCTGGTTCAGGTAGTAATGTGCGATGAACACGCCGACAGTGACGGTGATTACAACTGGCCGTTCGATGAACAAGAGTTGGAGGTGGTCAGTGTATAACCTACTTCTGATCATCAACAAACCATCTGTTGCTGTTTCGTCTGTCGTGATAGAATATAACAGCTACGAAGCTGCTGAAGCAGCAGTAGAACAGCTACGGCGTGAGTTGTATGATAATAGCACGTACAGTGTGAAATACTTCATCACTCCGAAAGGTAAGGTGTCTCTGTGAATCCGCTGCAACTCGCTGAGAAGTATGACATTGACCTTTTTCACGGCGGGAAGACAGCCTGCCCAAAGTGCCGTGAGAAGGGTGGAGATAATAACGGCGACAACCTGATGGTCTACGGGACTGACAGTGTTGGTCGTCATAAGGGAGCATTCTGCTGGGGCGGGACTTGCGGGTTCACAATCCCAAGCGAAGAATGGTTCGAAGAAAATGGTGTTGAAGAAGAAAAGGAGTACGATTTCGTGGGCAGTCCGTTTAATCCAGATATTCATGCAAGAATGAAAGAAGCATACACGCATGAAACCTACGGGTTCCGTGGCATCCGAACTGATACAGCCAAGTATTTTGGTATCTTGCACGGGATCGACCAGAACACTGGATTGGTGAACGAGCAACTATATCCTTGTACGATTGATTACCAGCTCACAGGCTACAAAGGTCGTAAGGTTCCAAAGGCATTCCCATCCCCAGTTGGCGAGACTGGTAAAGAGTGCGAACTGTTTGGTCAATTCCGATTCAAAGAACGACGTGACAAGTATTGCTTGATCGTTGGTGGTGAGCTGGATCAACTCTCTGCAAGCCAGATGTTGTTTGACTATCAGGAAGGCAAGCGTAAGCCCGGTGAAGAGGCGTTCGAACGTATCCCAGTAGTCAGCTCTACTATTGGTGAAAGCGGCGCTCACAAGCAGGTAGCGGCTCAGTATGCATGGTTCAACCGCTTCGAGCGTGTGATCATCTGTATGGATAACGATAAGGCTGGGATGGAAGCTGCACTGAAGATTGCCAAGGCTCTACCGAAGGGTAAAGCTTATGTGATGGATATGGGACTGAAAGACCCAAACTGCTACATCTGGGACAATGAAGCACAGAAGCCCGTAAGCCGTTCTCGTGAATTTGTTAGTGCATTCTTCAAAGCACAACCTTACACGCCAACAGGTATTGTAGGTAGCGGCACACTGATGACTGCAATCCGTCAAGCGGCAATCGTTCCTAAGATTCCATTGCCAGATTTCATGCACGAAGTAGAAGTGCTAATGGGTGGTGGTATTCCGCTTGGGGTTATCGTAAACTTGGGCTCGGCATCGGGTACGGGTAAATCGACAATCATTGATGAATGTGTGTACCACTGGATTTTCAACAGTCCACACAAGATTGGTGTGATTTCTCTTGAAAGCGACTGTGCCCAGTACGGTACGAAGATTCTGTCTCGACACATGGGTATCAAGATTGATTTGATTCCAAGCGTAGAAGACAAGGTAGCGTTCCTGAATAGCCCAGAAGCACAGGAAGCCAGTGATGAGTTGTTCTTCAACACAGATGGCTCGCACAGATGGCACTTGGTTGATGATCGTGATGGCTCGATTGAAGAGCTAAAAGAAATGATCATGAGCCTTATCATTCAATGCGATTGTAAGGTGATTGTACTTGACCCACTTCAGGATATTCTGGACGGGATGAGCATCGATGAGCAGGCTGTCTTCATGCGATTCATGAAAGGGACTGTGAAGTCTCACGGTGTAACCTTCATCAACGTCAACCACGTTCGTAAGAGCAGCGGTGGACAGAAGGCCAACTCCACTGGTGCTGACATCCATGAAGAAGACTTCCAAGGCTCTAGCGCCATCTTCAAATCGGCTGCTTGCAACCTGTTGTTCACACGTAACAAAGAAGCTGAGAACGAGATTGAACGAAACGTTACGAAGCTCAAGATGACCAAATGCCGTTGGACTGGTAACACAGCTCCAGTCGCAGGACGTTATATCTACGTCAACCGTGAACACAAGCTGTACGACTTGAACGATTACTTGGATCGTAACCCAGCCGTCAAAGCTGAGTATGAAGCTTTCCAAGCCGGTGAAGACGAATAGGCTTGACACGTGATGGGAGAGACACTACAATCTCTCCCATCAACTCAAAGGAGGATGTATGATTCCATTTATGAAGAAGCCGTGGGCCAAGGCCGACGACTGGACATGGGACATTGAAGCAACGAACCTCTTGAACGAAGAAACGATTGATTACCAAGCGTCTCCGTACAAGCTGCTTCCGTCTTATAGTACACACTGCGTTGTATTCCAGAACCACGTGAGTGGTGAGATTGTTGCATTCCACGGTGGAGAGAAATATGTATTCGATGGTCGCGAGTATTCGGAAACGATTGAAGGCTGCGTCTACACACTTGCTGAAGGTTATGAGCCAGTGGAGTACACACACCGACCAATGGCTGAACTGAAAGGGTTCATCCAGAATACAAAGTTCAATCGACTGGTAGCACACAACCAAATCAGTTATGACTTGCTGGCAATGAAAGCCGTGTATGGTTTTGATTACAGCATTGGCGATGAAATCAAAGACGGTGGATTGACCACGTGGACAAAGGACAAATGGGCTGGAAAGCCTCTGTCAATCTTTGACACACTGGTTGTATCCAAGTGCCTAAACCCAGATCGATACGGCGGTCACTCACTGGATAAGCTGGCTGCTGGTGGTACTTCGGAGAAGTTCAAGTTCCGTAAAGAGGTTCACGTAAGCGAGCGATTCAAACACTTCGCAGCGGATATGTTGTACTACTGTATCTTCGACGTAAAGGCGAACACAGAAGTTTATAATATGCTGATTGAAACGTATGGCTTGGACAGCATGCAAGAGTTTCAGAAGTGGGCTTCTGCATTGAAGCTGGAACACGCTGTAGCTGAGCTGATCACTCGACAGGAACACCGTGGCTTCTGGTTTGACATGAAGAAGGCCGAGGCTGCTCTGACGAAGTTGGATGCAATGATGGAAGAGCGACGGGTGAAAGTTGAACCGTTGTTGCCTCCACGTCCAGCAACCAAGAAGTTCATGGGTGATTACACTCCACCAGCCAAACAGTTCAAACTGAATGGCGAACTGAATGCTCACATGGAGAAATTCATTGCGAAGCATGGCGGTGTTGTAGATGGCCGTAAGCTGATGATGTTTGGTAATGAGTATGATCTACCGCTGCCAGCAGAAGTCCCGCTCAAGACGCACATGCCTGCTGAGATTGGGAACACAACCCACATCAAAAACTGGCTGGTTAGCTTGGGATGGCATCCAAACGAATACAAAGAAAAGGACTTGACAGTTGATGACAAGAAGAATAAGCTAGACAGCGAGAAACTTCTTATCAAGATCAACCGTTACATTGATGAAACATTCGAGAGTGCTTTTAAGACTCATCGATTGGAACATCTTGAAGGCTTGGGTGTTACGCCTAAGAGTGGTAAAGACTTTGTACGTCGGCAGATGTTGAAACGAGCTGAACGTCAAGGACTGAAAGTCTTGTCCAACCCGAGCTTTACAGTCGGAGCGGATAAAGAAATGTGTCCCGACTTGGAACGTATCACTGAGCAGTTTCCTTTCACAAAGGACATCGTTGAATACCTAACGTTCAAGCACCGTCGTAACAGTATTCTTGGTGGTGGTCAAGATTGGGAAGACCCAGAGGAAGAGCCAGAGAAAGGTTAC